GGAACCGACCTTACGATCGACATGTTCAAGGTCACGTCAAACGACCCCACAGTGGCCACTGGTGCCAACCGGTACGTCGTCAACGATCCGACGGTCGACACCGTGACATTCGTCGATGCCCTTTCAGATACCGCAATCGCAACGCGCGAGCCACTCTATACGAACGGTGGAGTGCTATCCAACGACCCAGCTCCGTGGGCCGGAGGCGTGATCACCAGCAGCAAGGGCCGCCTGTTCTGGACCGACCCGACCGATCCAAACATGGTGCGCTACTCCCAGCAGCGCGATGATGACACCGCCCTGGAAGCTCCGGTCGCGCTGAGCCTGACCAAAGACCAGTTTGGCGGTGACATCGTAGGTCTTGTCGCGATGGACGATACGATTGTACCGTTCTCGGCAACCGCCACATTCATCTTCGGTGGCCCTGGGCCGCTCGCAAATCCATCGGTTGACGCGAGCACTAACGCGTTCACGCCCATCGAGCTCGTGACCGTTGACGTTGGATGCGTCGACCCCAGGAGCATCGGCCAGACCCCGCTCGGCGTGACGTTCAAGTCGAAGAAGGGGATCATGCTGCTCACGAGGGCTCGTGAGATCGTCAACATCGGCAACGACGTCCAGAAGTTCGACGTGCAGAACATCGTGCGCACGACGCTCATCACCACGTCACAGCGGATCGTGTACCTGACGGACAGCGGACGCACGCTGATGTGGGACTACAACCGAAACGCGTGGTCAACCTTCACCAACCACGAGGGGCTTGACGCGCTTGTCATCGACGATCTGTATTACTACCTACGCACCGATTCGCGTGTGTTCGTCGAAACACCAGGCGTCTATAAGGACGATTACCTGCACATCCCGTTCGCCATTGAAACCGCCTGGCTACACTTCGCGAGCTATCTCCAGGGCTGGCAGCGCACGCACTGGGCGTACTTCGTAGGAAAGTACATATCACCGCACACGCTCGTGGTCAGGTTCCGGATCGACTACAACGACGACTACGAGAGCCCTATCAACAGCAACGTGAACGCAAACTTCAACCCGACGCTGTTCGGCACCGGATTGTACGGCGGTGGCGACTATGGCGGGCCTGGCGGGGGCACCAAGCGCTACCAGCGACGTATCCACGTCAACAAGCGCTGCCAGGCGATCTCGTTCCTGATCAGCGACCTCGAGAACGATGGTGACTTCGGGGCGAGCTTCGAGTTGTCCGAGCTACTACTGATCGGCGCTGGCATCGGGCCAGCATTCAAAACTGGAGCGGCGCGCAGCGCCTGAAGGAGTCGTCATGGTTAACTGGGGATCTGGAGCCGCTGGTGCAGCAAGTGGGGCAGCTGCCGGGACAGCGATTTTGCCTGGATGGGGTACTGCGATTGGAGGCGTTGTCGGTGGTATCGCCGGTTTGTTTGGAGGGCCAGATGATGTCAAGCCTGCGAACTACCAGGACCGTGCCGAGATGCTGTCGCGCATCCGAACGGGGTACGGCGCCGGCGGGATCACCAGCTACGGGCAGGACAGCGCGTTCCGGGATGCGCAACTGCGGCAGCTCGGCCAGCTCCAGGGGATCGCGAGCGGACAGCAGCAGGGGGCCGGGGAACTTGCCACGCAACGGCAGATGGCCAACGCGAACGCTGCCCAGCAGTCCATGGCGCGGATGGCCCGCGGCGGCAATGCCGCGCTCGCCTATCGCAACGCGGCTAATAACACCGCCGCCAACGGCATAAGCGCTGCTGGGCTCGGCCAACAGGCCGCACTTCAGGACCAGATGAACGCTCAAGGGCTCCTATCGCAGGTCGGGGCGGCCGGACGCCAGGGCGACTTTGCAACCAACCAGCTGAACAGCAGCAACTACCTGGCGCTCCTCAACGGCATGAACAGCATGGACGCGGCGCAGCTCGGCGGCGCCAATGCTGCGAACATCGCGAACGCCTCCAACCAGAACGCGTTTCGCGGCTCCCTGCTATCCGCGGGCGGACAGGCAGCGGGGATGCTCGGCCAGCGCTCAGGTCAGGGGCAGCAGCCGCAGCTTCAGACGCCAGGATGGTCCGGCGGTGCCGGCGGCGGCGGGGGCGGCGATAACCTGATGCGTCCTGATGGAACCGTGAGCGACGAGCGCGCAAAAACCGCGGTGGCGGATGCTCGCGGCGACATCGATCGCATGCTCGATGGGTTGGCGACCTCGCGGGGTCCCGTATCATTCGTCTACAGGGACCCCGCGGCAGCGGAGGCCGCAGGAGGTCGGGTGACCGGGGTCATGGCCCAGGACCTGGAGCGCAGCCCGGCCGGAAAGTCGATGGTTGCCGACACGCCTGCCGGAAAGGTGGTCGATGCGAAGAAGGCGGCGATGGTCGCGCTCGCGGCGAGCGCTCGCCTCCACGAGCGGTTGAAGCAGCTCGAGGACGAACGCCCGCTTACGCCCAGCGCCGCCAGGATGCGGCCGGTGATGGCAGCAGAGGCTCAGCGCCAGTACCAACCCGTGGTGGTTGATCCGGCGGCTGCGCTGGCAGCCGAGCGCCAGCGCCAGTACGCGCTGCAGATGGGTGCGCTGGCACCCGCTGCGCCGGCGTACTTCCAGCCGGCCGCCGCGCCCGCGATCGCCGCTCCGCAGTCGCCGCGCTACATGAGCGCGCTCACGCCCGACAGCAGCGGGGTCTACTCCGGCGACACCGGGGCCCAGTAAGATGCCGCTGCCCGACGACATGCCTGGCGACCTGAGCGGCGGACCGGTGCAGATCGGCGGGCTGCCGCCGTCGGTCTATGACCTGATCACCAGGGGCTCAAGTCCCGCCGCTTCAGGCCTCGTTGATGTACCCGGCACGCACGCCCAGGTCGGCCCCGACTGGGGCGGGCTTCCGGTGTCGATCCCGCAGTACCTCGGGTGGGCACATCCAGACCGCTCGGTTGACACCTCCGGTGGGATTCCCGCGCTGGTCCCGACGGGCCCCACGCCCCCAACAACGCCCGTCGGGCAACTCCCGCCGGGTCAGGTTTCGTATGCCCGCGGCGGGCCAGTCGCTCCGGGCGATGCGATGCGCGAGCCGCCTCCACCAGCGCCGGCGCCGCCGGCGTCCATACCTGCCCAGCCGGTACCTCAGCCTTCACCCCGACCATCGCCCCCGGGACCTCAGCGGGCCCCGACCTTCGGGCAGCGGGTCGATGCGCTCGAGCAGCGGCAAGCGGGCACGGAGGCCGAGCAGCGCGCCGCCATCGATGCCCAGGTCGCCGCCGAGCAGGGGCTCCACAAGGCCGAGGGGGCCGCGTACCAGAATTACGAGGCTACGACCAAGGCCAATGCCGCCGCGCGACAGGCCGAGGCTGACACGTACGCGAAGTACTACGAGACCAATGCCGCGAAGGTCGCCGCGGATCGGCAGCAGATCGAGAGCTGGAAGTACAACCGAAACCAGTACATGGACGAGCTCGGGGTGGGCGGTAAGGTGCGCTGGGGCATCGCCATGGTGCTCGCCGGGATCGGCCAGGGCTTGATGCACCAGGGCGGGGCGAATCCTGTCGTCGAGATGCTCCAGCAGCAGATCCACGATGCGAACGACGCCCAGCTGAAACAGCGCGATGCCATCGTGCAAAAGCTCGGATTCGACCGCGAGGGACAGCAGGACGCCGCGACCTACCATGCACAGCGCCAGGCCGAGCTCGACAAGAAAGACGGCATGGCCGGCGTCATGCTCGCCAAGCAGCTCGAGGAAGCCGCCGTGAACACCGCGGATCCGATCGCGCGCGCTCGAGGCATGAAGGCCGCTGCCGACGTTCGGGCGATGAGCGACCAGCAGCTCAAGGGCTACGTCGAGATGCGCAGCCAGCATGATCTACAGGCGCAATCGAACGCGATCGCCGGCGGCCACCTCGGGGAGACGATCCGGCACAACAAATTCGAGGAGGGTTTCCAGGTCTACAAGGAGAACCAGGAGGCCGAGCTCAAGGCCGCAGCTCTGGCCGCAAAGCAGCAGGGCAAGCTATCCGATGAGGAGAGCAAGCGGGCGCTGTACATCCCCGGGCCCGATGGGCAGCGCATTGTCGCTCGCAAGTCCGACGGCTCACCGGTGTTGAGCGGCACACCAGAGCTGGCATCGAAGGATAACGATATGGTGTCGGCCGCTGCGTCGTACAACCGGCTTATCGGTCAGATGGTCCGCGGGATGAACGACCACGGCGGGGAATCCGGGTATTTCAAGAGCTCAGATTGGCAGAAGATGCAGACCGACCTCGAGAGTGCCGTGGCCGAGCTACACGACGCGTACGGGATCACGTCATTTCGTGAGCCCACCATGAAATTCTTCGAGAAGATGACCACCGGTGGAGTCGACCCCACGTCGTTTATCTTCGATGCAACGTCGGCGCTGAAGAGGAGCAACGAGAACCTACAAGCCAAGGTGAACTCTCGCGTGCAGGGTCGCGGATACGACGGTCCAGCATTCAAATTCCAGGACACGTCGGCCCCGCCGGCTCCGCAACAGACCGAAGAAGATGAGACGCTGAAACGAGGCCTCGTGAACCCATACCGGATGTCGCCCAACATCCTGGCGACAGAAGTCGGCAAGCTGAGCTCGCGAGGTGAGCTCGGACGAAACGAAACGATCAGCACGAGGTTGCGAGATGCCGGTGATGTTCTGCCATCGGTCAGGCAGGCGATGCTGACTGCGGCAGCCGGCGTCGCTTCGTCGGACCCGCGCGTCCGGCAGATCTCCATAGAACGGCTCGACAAGCTCGCCAGCGAATCGGAATCCCCCGGCACCGCGGCTCTGGCCAAAGAGCTACTTGATCGGGCGATCAACGAGCAGATCGCCAAAACACCAGGGTCGCCGGAGTTCGTGCGCGGGCCGGGCGGCGTTCCCGCGCCATCGGTGAGGTAGATGCCGGATACCGTAACACTGCGCGACAGCGACGGCCGCGCGTATGGAGTGCCGGCCGAACAAGCGGCGGCATACATCGCTCAGGGATTCCGTCCGGAGACCGAACCGGAACATCTTGATCGCACCGCAGCGGAGACGTTTCAGGCCGAGCATGGCGGGATCGGCGGCGCCCTCGCCGCCGGCGGCGTTGGCGCGCTGAGCGGCATCACGCTCGGGTTATCGGATCAGGCACTCGGCGGCCTGGGGGCCGGCCGGACGCTTCGACACCTCGAGGCCGAGCATCCGTACGCGACCGGAACCGGCACGCTGGTCGGTGCGCTCGCGCCGTCGATCCTGACCGGCGGCGCTGCGGCCGGTGAAGAAGCGGCCGGGCTCGGCGCCAAGATCCTCGCGCGCAGCCCGGCGGCGCTCGCAGGGCGGGCGGGTGGCGCGGTATCTGGTCTCGGCGAGGGCGCCGGGCTCGCTGGCCGCGTCTTGGCCGTGACCGCCGGGGCCGCGACCGAGGGAGCGCTGTACGGCGGCGGCCAGTACCTCACCGAGTCGGCGCTCGAGGACAAACCTCTGTCGGCCGAGGGATTCGTGGCCGGCATGGGCCACGGCGCCCTGTTCGCCGCGCCAATCGGCGCCGGCGGGGTCCTGGCCAGCAGCACGCTCCAGAAAATACGCTCGCTGTTCCCGCGATCGGAGGTCAGCGCAGCGGCGGCGTCGGGGATCAAGGGCCAGGCATCCTCAGGGCTCGCCCAGGCGCTGCGGGACGGCGACCAGATGGCCGCCGCCGCAGAACGAAAGCTGTCCGACATCGATGCTGGGGTGCAGGTCGCGAACGCTGGCGAGACATCGACGCGGCGAGTGTTCGGCGCAGCCGACCCGCAGGCTATCGGCGATCAGGTTTCCGGGGCCGTCGACCGGCACCAGGTCACGGGGGCGATCGATGCGTACCGTCAGGCACGCGGCCAGTTCGCGTCATGGCTGGCCGAGGGCGGTGATCCCGAGCTCGAGCGAGCGCTCGCCGGCATGCAGCCGTCCGATGACCTGATGGGTCACGCGGTGCCGATCGGCGAGTTCGGTCCGCCGGGCGCGCGCGGGATCAAGACGCCTGGGGAATTGCAGCGCGCTGCGGAGGTCGGCGTGGAACCCTTGCCAGCTCCGCAGGCCAGCGATCAGCCAGCCACCGCGGTAGGCAAGCGGATCGCAACTGGAACCCCGGTAGAGCCCGTTCCCGCCCGCGCCATCCTCGAGAATGCCGCCGCTGAACAACCAGCGGTCTCAACCGGACTGCCCTCGCGCGCGCGGAACGCCGGACGCTATAAGGCTGCCGCGCCAGAGGTCAGCGCACCAGCTGCCGCCGGAAAGCCAGTCCTGCTCCAGGAGACCGAGCGGCTCCTACGCGAGCAGGGCATCGAGGCCGACGCCATGGCCGAGATCCGCAAGGGCAATAGCCCGCTCGTGAATGGAATCCCGAGGCATGCCGTCCTCGACAACGAGCTGCTGCATACGGGAGAGGACTACGCAGAAGGAGTGCTCGACGCGCGAGACATCGCAGCCCACGGGTACTACGAGCCCGAGGGGGGGCATGCCGACGTCGTTCGCAACGCCAACGCCCGGAAGGCCATCGCTGAGGGGCAGCGCGAGCCGATCAAGCTCGGCGTGTCACCCGACGGCAACATCGTGGTGATCGACGGGCGGCATCGCCTTGCGGCTGCCATCGAGGCCGATGCGCCCGTCCATGTGAAGTGGACGACGAGCCACGAGCCGGCACCAACCGACGTGCTCCGCGGCGCCAAGCAGAGCGACCTCGAAGCGATGCTTCGCGGCACCAAGGCAGCTGTCGACCGCGGCGCCGAGATCGCAGATGTTGGGCGTGAGCCTGCGCTTGCAGCCCGCGCCGCCAAGGAGGCCAAGGCATCAAGTGCGGCCGAGCACTTCCGAGCCAAGGCGTTGGCAGCGCGTGCGGAGCGCGCCGGTCTTGGTGATCCAAACGCTCCATGGAACGCTGGGATGTCCGCAGGCGCCGGCCACGAGGGGTCAGCGATGGCGGCCGAGGAACGCGCTCTACAGGCACAGGCCCGTGAAGCGGGGGCCGCGTCGGCATGGGACGCAGCCCGGTCCGGAGAGGTGCCGTCAATGCCATCCGGCCTGACCGGGCTGCACCAGCAGCTCGGACTCAATCCACCACGAGGTGAGGCCGCGGTCAGCGAGCGTGGGACCGCAGTCGACAGCCTGATCAAGGAGCGGATGGCTAGCGTCCGTGACGAGGCGGCGATCGCGAAGGCGATCATGCGTCACAACGGCAAGGCGCGCGACATCGGACCAGACATCGGCCGAGGTGCCAAGGTTGTCGACGCTCTGGAGAACGCGAGCGCGCGATTGACCGATGTTCTCGGCGCCGAGGCCCCCGGGACCGCGGTGCAAAACGCGGCGGCATATCGGACCGCGATCCAGGAGGCGAACGCGCGCGCAGCGACAAGCTCGGCGAAGGCCGCGGCCGACCTGGCGGGCAAGGCTCAGGCGGCAGATGCGACGGTCGTCGATGACGACATCGCGGCCGCGCTCCGCAAGCATGCCTCCCGACCGCGAGAGAGCGCCCCCAAGCTGCTACCAGGTGCTGTACCAGCATCGGAAACGGCGGGAACCGGCGTGCGGCTCGCAGATGTTGGGTCCGCGCTCGAGGTACTCCGCGCGGTCGGGGCCCACGTGCCCGCCGTCTCGAGCATCCCGGTGATCGGACCAATCCTCGGCCTCTGGCTCAAAGCTCGCGCCGTCATGGGCATCCTGGGGCGCAAGGGCGGTGCGATCGGCCGCAGCACCGAAGGGCTGATCGCTGGCACTGCGGCCGCCGCGCGGGATCGCATCATCGCGGCCACCACCACGCTGCTCGAGGGCGGTGCGAAGGTCGCTGCGAAGGCACCGCGAGCAGCCGGACCCGCCGTGTTGCTCGCGGGTGCGCTGTTCCCGGGCGGGGAGAAACACGACGATGACACCCCCCGCGCTCTGTTCGACGCCCGATCGGA